CATGCAATAGGAAATTCAAGATCAAGTGACTTCAAATATTCTTGTTTGTAAAGATATAATAATTCATAACTTAGATATGTAGGGCATGGAAATGCTTCTTGTATTCCTTTCAATGCATCATAAAAATGTCTTATGGTAGACTCTTCTCTTATTCTTGTCTGTTGATTTTTCAGTATTGTTTGATCTCTGCCTATGACACATATCTTTACCTTCATTCCCAAACTCTGTGCCTTCAATCCAAACTCCTTGATGTCAGGACACCATTTAGTCCCTTTGCTCTCTATACCAAGTGGCACACTGATGCTAGTAAAGAAATGATCATGTGAACTAAAATCAAATTGAGATAATAATTCTGGATCTCTCCAACATGCAGCAAATGGTTCTGAGTATCTATGTGCTTCCCAGTAGTTATCTAATAAAGATTTCCAACCAAATACATCTTCATGTAGAGAGAATATTTTAGACCATAGATGATTGCCAGATCCTTGTGGACCCGTGAGTATGGCAAGAGTTTTCATCATATATTATTAGTTACTACTAATTATAACACATAAATAGTGGCACAACAACGTGTGTCTTTACACACAAAGTGCTCTTTAGCTTACATAATGGCAAATCCAAAAATAAAGGTCAAACGTTCCTCCATTGAAGGAAAAGTACCGGCAGTTACACAATTAGAACGTGGTGAGTTAGCAGTAAACTCATACGACGGAAAAGTTTACATTTTAAAAGATCAGTTCTCTGTAGGTATCGCTACAACAACTCATACTCTCAACCCATGGAATGAACCAAGTGGTGTGGGTGCGGGTATTTCTTATAGTGGTGATGTAAGAGTTGATGGATTGACAGTTGGTAATTATGACTTTCCGACAGATGCAGGATCAGAAGGTTTAGTTCTAAAGGTTGCATCAGATGGTAATTTAGAATTTGGTTCTGGTGCTGCTGGTGGAGTTGTGCCAACCGAAAAAGCATTTACTGCCACACAAGGTCAAACAGTTTTTACTGATACAACTAACTTACCTACATATGTTCAAGTTTTTGTGAATGGTGTAAAAATTAGACCAACCACAGATTTTAGTAAATCTGGTGCCTCATTTACTTTGGTTTCTGCTGCAACTGCAGGAGATGAGATAGATCTTGTTAGGTTTGACTAACTAAATAACTAAAAAGTAATATGGCAGGACAATTAACAACTGAAGAAAGAAATGACGATATGCTCAATTACAAAGAGGAATTTTTTCTCTATGCTTTGAGACAGTTGGGTCATCCTGTCGTGGAAGTTAATGTTGCTGATGAACAACTAGAATCAATTTTTGAAGATACTGTATCATACTTTCAAAATAGACATATGGATGGTGTTGAGAAAGTATATCTAAAACATAAAATTACAGAAGATTTAATTAAGAGAGTTGGTGGAAGAAATGACGATAATGGAGTGGGTATTGTTACAACTACATCAAGAGATCAAACTATTGTAGGTATTGGAAGCACTGTTCAACATAAGTTTGAAGAAGATTCAAATTGGATTGCTGTGCCTGATCATATTATTGGTGTAGAGAAGATATGGAAGATTGATAGTCGTGCAATCAGCACTAACATGTTTAGTGTAAACTATCAATTATTTTTGAATGAGATTTATTATTTTAGTAGCACTGAAGTATTGAATTACACGATGACTAAAAGATACTTAGAGGATTTGAATTTTATATTGCATCCAGATAAACAGATAAGATATAATAGAAGACGTAATAGAATATATCTTGACACAGATCAAAGCAGTTTGAAAATTGATGATTATCTAATCATACAATGTTATAGAGCACTAGACCCTAGTGAGGTAGGTAATAGAGTATACGGTGATATTTTCTTTAGAAGATATTTTACTTCTCTATTGAAAAGACAGTGGGGACAAAACCTAATGAAGTTCCAAGGTGTTAAGATGCCGGGTGGTATGGAACTAAATGGCAGACAGATATGGGAAGATGGTACAGCAGAACTAGAAAAGTTGGAGTCTCGTATGAATATGGATTATGAATTACCTCCACTTGATTTTATAGGATAATGAAAACATACAAACAATTTATGGAAGGTGTAAGGGCAGTAGGTAAACCTGTGAGTCCAACAGATTTTATAAATGACATCAAAACAATTGATGGTGACCCAAACCCATTAAGAAAACAACTAAAACACATAAGATATAAAAAGTATATTGACACATACGGTATAGGATAATGGCACTCAATAATTATATTAGACTTACCGGTGTGAGAAATGAGCAGGATCTTGCTCAGTCTCTCATTGATGAGCATATAAAAATTCATGGTGTAGAGTTCGTCTATATGCCACGTACTTTTGTAAATACAAAAACTGTGATGAGAGAAGTCACTTCATCAAAGTTTCAAAAATCATTTCCTATTGAAGGATATATTGAAAACTATGAGGGTTTTGGAGATCAAGATAATTTACTAACAAAATTTGGAGTCAGATCTACAGCAGAGATGCAGATTACTATATCTCAAGCAAGATTTAGTGAGTTGATCACTCCTGTTTTGCAAAAAGGAGGAGGACTTGGAATTGGTGTTCCTGTAAGACCTATAGAAGGAGATCTTGTATACTTTCCACTTGGAGATATATTATTTGAAATTAAACATGTAAAACATAATGCTCCTACATTTTATGCTTTAGGTAAGAACTATTGTTATGTGTTAGAGTGTGAGATGTTTGAACTTGGTGATGAAAAAATTCAAACAGGGATTGGTGAAATTGATGATGATTTTGCAACATTAGGATATAATGTCACAATGTCATTATCGGGTGTTGGTACAACTGCAACAGCGATCACATCGTTGGTAAATGGTGGAATCCATAAAATTAAGATATTCAATGAGGGAACAGGATTTACAGCAGATCCCACAGTTCTCATATCAAAACCTAATGGTACTGGTAGAAGAGCAACTGCTGTTGCTATCACTACTTCAAATTCACAGGGTTCTAGATCATTACAAGAGTTTAGAATCACAGATCCCGGTTTTGGATACACAACTTCTCCAAGTATCACGGTTACTCCTGTTGATGGTCAAGGTGGAGGAGTATCTCTAGGAGTTGGTATTGCAACAACAGGTGCAGTTGGTATTGTTACAGTTACACTTAAGGGGTCTGATTATATTCTTCCCCCTCCAATTACATTTACATCAGCACCTTCAGGTGGTGTGACTGCTATCGGAACTGCAATACTTGTAGATGGTAAGGTAGATAGAATTATTACAACTAATGCAGGATATGGTTATACAGTAGCACCTACAGTAACTGTTGGTGTAGCAGGTACAGTTGGAATAGGAACATTCATATATGGAATGATTCTTACTGGTAGTGAATCTTCAACAACTGCATATGCTGGAACTTGGGATGCTACTACTGGCACTCTGACTGCCAAAGATCTTACAGGTAAATTCTCAGTAGGTGAATTGATTGTGGGAACAGCGAAGACTACAGGAGAAACTATCGCTTACCGTCTAAATAGCATCGACTACAACGATGATGAGACAAATCTAGATTCGTATGGAGACAATGTTAGCTTCCAATCAGAAGGAGATGCTATCCTTGACTTTACAGAAAAAAATCCATTTGGTGAAGCATAATGTTTGGAAAGTATTTTTACAACGAGACAATTAGAAAGACTGTAATTGCTTTCGGAACTCTGTTCAATGATATTACAATAAAGCATACTAATGATACAACAGATGCTGTAATATCAACAATCAAAGTTCCTATTGCATATGGACCTATGCAGAAATTTTTAGCGAGAATAGAACAACAACCAAATTTCAATAAGAACGTAGCAATAACATTACCAAGATTATCCTTTGAGATTATTTCATATCAATATGACCCTACAAGAAAAATTGCACCTATAACAAAATTTTGTTTAGTCCCAAATAGTAGTAAAAATAAAATCAAAAAAGTTTTTATGCCTGTTCCTTACAACATAGGATTCAGACTTAGTTTTGCTACAAAATTACAAGATGATGCTCTACAAATACTAGAACAAATATTGCCATTCTTTCAACCATCATATAATGTAACTCTCAACATGATAGATGGTCATGATGAAAAAAGAGATATACCGTTTACATTGAGTGATATATCTTTCAAAGATGAATATGAAGATGATTTTAATACAAGAAGAGCAATCGTATATGACTTAGATTTTACAGCAAAAACATATTTTTACAACGAGATTCCTACAGACGAAACTGGTGGTATTATTAAGAAGGTTCAGATCGATTACTCATCTGCTATTAGAGCACCTAGAGAGGTCAGATATGTTGTCACACCTACCGCTACGAAAGATTACAATCAAGATCAAACTCTTACACTTGCTGCAACATTAGAGGTTGGTAAAACTCTTATGACCGTAACAAGTGGAGCAAGTTTAGTTGTAGGTCAATACATTCAAATAAACTCTGAAGTTATGAGAGTTGAGGAGAAAGATAATGTCTCAATTATAGTTGCTAGAGGTCAATATAGAACTGCTGAAATGAAGCATAGCAACGGTGATGTTATAAATCTTATTAACGCTGCCGATCATGCATTGATTGAAGTCGGTGATGATTTTGGTTTCAATAGTGATATTGATTTCTTCCAAGATTCTAAATTCTTTAGTCCTAGTCAGGGCACTGACCAATAATGGAAAACTTTGATGAGTTAGAAAAAGCAATGAATGTGAAGACAGAAATAGTCAAAGAGACTAAATCTGTCAAAGTCAAACCTGTTAAGAATGATGGTGATGATCCTCAAAAAGATTACGAATATAGCAGAGCACAATTATATAATCTTGTAGAGAAGGGTCAGGAGGCAATAAATGGTATACTAGATGTATGTCAAGATTCACAACATCCTAGGGCATATGAAGTTGCAGGTCAATTGATAAAAAGTGTGGCAGATACCACAGATAAACTTATCGATTTACAAAAGAAAATGGTTGAGTTAGAAAAACCAACAGGGTCTAGTCCAAAGACTGTAAATAACTCAGTATTCATTGGTAGCACTGCAGATCTTCAAAAGATTATCAAGCAAGGAAATATAAATAAGAAATAGCGATCAATATAATATGGCCAAGTCTTGCCCGAAGGGACAATATTATTGCTACACTGATAAGAAGTGTAAAAAAATACCGAAAGGGTATGTGATCGGTGCTCGCGGTTATTTGCGACAAGAACCAGAAGATGATGATTCTAAAAAAAATGGTAATGGGAACGGTAACGGACACTCTAAGTCAAATGGGAGTGGTGGGAATGGTGGTGGAAATGGTAACGGTGGCAATGGTGGTAATGGTGGTGGTGGTGGCATGTCTGAAGCGACGATGACATCATCTCAAAAAAGAAAGGACACGATGCTGAAGAAAAAATATGATGACTCAGATATGAAAAAGAATATGAAAAAACAATATGGTAAAGAAGAGGGTGAAAAAATTTATTATGCAACAATAAGAAAGCAGGCGATGGAACAAAGAAATCCTAATACTGGATTACCGATGGGTTTAAAAAGCACCAGTGATACAAAGACAGATAAAAAGATGAAGAAAGTTCCATACGAAATGCTTCGTGCACATCTTGAGATACCCGTGACTGACATACAAGTGTCAAGTATGGATGAATTGACTGATTATAGGTCATTTGCTGCAGCAGCACAGGAAGCAAGAGATAAAAAGGCGAAGAGAAGAGAAGAAAAACAAAAAGCAGATAAGGAATATATGGCAAAGAAAAAGGAGAGAGTGCAGAAAGGTATAAAATTCTATGATACGAAAGGAAAAGGATATGTAAAGGGGGGAGTCAAAACATATGAAGAGACTCTTGATGAAATAAGTCCTGCTAATCCTGCTAGAATCAAGAGACCTAATCCATATTCATTAAGTAAAAAACTCAAGATGATAATTAGATCTATTGGTGCCGGTCCTATCAGGGAGAAAAAATTATTTCCAGATGGTTTCTTAGATAAGTATAAAAATCTAGACCCTACTAACATTAGCGACTATAAGAAATTGAAACAACTTCTTAGACAACAAAATAATAAAAAAGTGATGGTGGATGTAAATCCTAATGTTCAGACAGAAGGGACATTACATAAATGGTTCAAGGGTTCCAAATCTAAAGATGGTAAAGGTGGATGGGTCAATGTAGTTACAGGTGGAACCTGTGCTAGTGACGAACCCGGAGAAGGCACACCTAAATGTGTATCATCTTCAAAAAGAGCGAGTATGACTAAAGCAGAAAGAGAATCTGCATCAAGAAGAAAGAAGGCAGCAGACCCTAATCAGCAATCTAAGTCAGGTGCTGCGAAACCTACATATGTTAGTACTGATAAGAAAAAAGTGAAGAAAGAATCTACAGAGATTACAGAAGTTGGAAAGTCTGTTTTTTCAACACCAATGTTAGATAAATTGAAAAAGTTAAAAGATTATCAAAAAAACGCTGATAAAGTTTTTGGAAGAGAAACTAAACCATTACAGTCAGATTATAAACCAGAAGGTGAAAGTATAGAAGAAGCAGATAAGAAAGGTAAAGGTAGTGGTACAAAAGATGCTTGCTATCATAAGGTCAAGTCAAGATACTCTGTATGGCCATCTGCATATGCATCAGGTGCATTAGTCAAATGTCGTAAGGTAGGTGCTGCAAACTGGGGCAACAGCAAGAAAGAGGAGTTTGAAGGTAATGTAAGTTATTCTTCATTCATGGAGAAGTGTTGGAAAGGATACGAGAAGAAAGGTATGAAGACTATGTTTGGTAAACGATATCCAAACTGTGTTAAGAAAGAAGAGACTGAAATAGAAGAAGGCAGAATGTCAAGTTCTAATGACATGCAGAGTAAAATGTATGCAGATAAGAATAAGTCAGGTAAGAAGATGAGTGATGATGATATCAAAAAAGAGAAGGGTGGAAAAGAGTTTCTTGCTAGAATTAAGGCAGCAAAAGATAAGATGAAGAAAGAGGGGTCATCTTACGGGATCTATAAAGGAGATGGTAAACCAAAAGGTGCCATGGCAAAGTTTGGGGAGAAGAAAAAGAAAGAAAAAAAGATTGAAGAGAAGGTTAATCTAAAAGATAAGTCTTCTCAGTATGCTAGAAGTACAAAGGAAGTTGACACTGCTATGACAGATCATGTCAACAGAACTAGAGGTAAAAACTATAATCTCAAGACTGGCAAGGTTACAGATGTAGGTCGGTATCGTAGACCAAGTAAAAGAGAAGCAAGAAATGAATTGATCTCTATGAATAAAGAGTCAAAGTCATATGCTCAGTTTCAACAAGAGTGTTGGAAGACTCATAAGCAAGTAGGATATAAAAAGAAAGGTGGAAAGATGGTTCCTAATTGTGTTCCCAAAAACGAAGAGGTTGAAATAACTGACGTAAAAAAGTTATCTGAAGATGATATGAAGGGTATGAGTGTCAAGTCTGGACACAAAAGACCCACAAAATCAGGTGCCGGTATGACAGCAAAGGGTATTGCAGCATATCGTCGCAGAAATCCCGGATCAAAATTAAAAGGTGCGGTGACTGGTAAAGTCAAAAAAGGATCGAAGGCAGCAAAAAGAAGGTCAAGTTACTGTGCAAGAAGTGCAGGTCAGATGAAGAAATTTCCAAAGGCAGCAAAGGATCCGAATAGTAGACTAAGACAAGCAAGAAGAAGGTGGAAGTGTTAATTTATGCCTCAAAGTGACGTCTATCTTGGTAATCCTAATCTAAAAAAAGCGAACACTGAAATTCAATTTACAGAAGAGAATGTAAAAGAATTTCTAAAGTGTAAAGACGACCCAGTTTATTTTGCAAGAAAATATATCAAAATCGTAAACGTTGATGAAGGTCTAGTGCCCTTTACAATGTGGCCGTTCCAAGAAAAATTAATACAAAACTTTCATAAGAATAGATTCAATATTTGTATGATGCCTCGTCAGACTGGTAAGTCTACGACATCTGTGTCTTACTTGTTGCACTATGCCATATTCAATGACAATATAAACATCGGTATCCTTGCAAACAAGGCAGCAACCGCAAGAGATTTACTTGGTAGATTACAGACTGCATACGAAAATTTACCGAAGTGGATGCAACAGGGTATAGTTGCATGGAATAAGGGATCTATGGATCTTGATAATGGTTCTAAAATAATGGCAGCATCTACATCTGCTGCTGCTGTTCGAGGTATGACTTTCAATATCATATTCCTTGACGAATTTGCATTCGTACCAAATCATATTGCAGACGACTTTTTTAGTTCAGTATATCCTACAATATCATCTGGTAAATCAACAAAAATTATAATTGTATCTACTCCTAAAGGTATGAATCACTTCTACCGTATGTGGCATGATGCGGAGAGAGGTAAAAATGAGTATGTACCCACTGAGGTTCACTGGTCAGAAGTTCCGGGCAGAGATGCAAAGTGGAAGAAGCAAACAATAGCAAACACATCTGAAGCACAGTTCAAGGTTGAGTTTGAGTGTGAGTTTCTAGGATCTGTTGATACGTTGATTGCACCATCAAAACTCAAATCGATGGCGTATAATGATCCAGTGCAAACAAATGGGCATCTCATGGTATATGAGACTCCTGTCAAAGGAAGAGATTACATTATAACTGTGGACGTAGCAAGAGGTATCTCAAAGGACTATAGTGCCTTTGTGGTGTTTGATATTACAGACTTTCCGTATAGAGTAGTCGCTAAGTATAGAGATAATGAGATCAAACCTATGCTTTTTCCATCCGTAATAATGGATGTGGCACTTGCATATAATGAAGCATTTATATTATGTGAAGTAAATGATATTGGTGATCAGGTTGCAAGTATATTACAATATGACCTAGAGTATGAGAATGTATTGATGTGTGCTATGCGTGGTAGGTCTGGTCAGATAGTTGGTACAGGTTTTAGTGGTAAGAAAACTCAACTGGGTGTGAAGATGAGTGTCACTGTGAAGAAGGTTGGTTGTAGTAACCTGAAGACACTGATTGAAGAAGACAAACTACAAATTTTAGATTATGATATAATATCGGAGTTAACCACGTTCGTACAAAAGAGACAATCTTTTGAAGCAGAAGAAGGTTGTAATGATGACCTCGCTATGTGTCTAGTAATATTTGCATGGTTGGTTGCACAGGAATACTTCAAAGAGATGAATGACAATGATGTCAGAAAAAGAATATATGAAGAACAAAAAAATCAAATAGAACAAGACATGGCACCTTTTGGATTTATGATAGATGGGTTGAATGATGAAGAGAATGAAATTGTTGACTCATCAGGAGATGTATGGAAAGTTGATGAGTATGGTGATCGTTCTTATATGTGGGATTATAGATGATAGTCTGGTCAATCATATGGATGGTATTCATACTCTGTGTATCAGTAGGTGTAGTTATTTGGTGGATCATGACCTATGACAGCAGGAATGGAATTTGAAGATACTTTTTCACTAGATCATCTAGTATTTGCTGAAAGAAAATGTAGAACTTGTGGTATCACTAAAGACTTGTTGAGTGAGTTTTATAGAACAAGAAATAATAGAACTACACCATCTGCATATTCTTATGAGTGTAAAGAGTGTACAAAGATTAGAATCAAGTCAAAGAGAAGAAAAAATAAACCTGAATTGTATCCAGATTGGTAGGGTTCATGCACTGTTTCCCCTCTGTAAGCGTGTTTTTTTCTAAATATTATTATAAAACAGTAGGGAATCACAGGAACTTTACATGGCACTCAGACTATCATCTCCGGGTATCAGTGTAAGAGAAGTTGACCTTACCAGAGGTGGCGTAAATGCAAGCATTAACGTTGCTGCCGGTATTGCCGGACCATTCAAAAAAGGACCTGTAAATGAAGTTTGCAGGATCAATAATGAAAAAGAACTTATAGACAAGTTTGGAGGTCCCGGTGTAGGTGTAACTGACTATCACTATGAAACTTGGTATGCTGCATCTAATTTCTTATCTTATGGAGGACAACTAGATGTTGTTCGTGCCGGTGGAGGAAATGTTGCAGGATCACAAATGGTTAATGCCAACGCAGGAGTTGGAATAGCATCAACCTCAATATTAGCCATCGAGAATTACGATGACTATAATAATAATGAAATCAATGCAACCAATTATTATTGGGCAGCGAAAAATCCCGGATCATGGGGAGAAAACCTAAAAGTATGCATTATAGATGATGCAGCAGATCAAAGGATTTCTGGTATCTTAACAACAAAGGTAGGTGATAAAGCAGGTTTTGGGACAATCACTAGTGCTAATATCGCTGTAGGTTATGCTGTAACTCAGGCATTGGGTGGTATAAACATTGGTATTGGAACAACTGGGACACCCGGAAATAATGATTACCTGAAGGGCATCGTTACTGGTGTAGGTAATAGTTTTATTGATGTCAAAATTGTATCGACAGTTATTGCAGGATTTGAAACTGCGACAACTTATCAACCAAACTCACAAATAGAGTTTAAGAATACAGTTGGTTCGAGTATAATGTTCACAATAACATCAGGTGATGTTGGTATAGTAACTGGTACTCCTTCCATGTCAGACTGGTATAATCAGCAGAACATGACTACAGGAAGAGTAGATGGTGGAACTGATACTGCTACAATCAAGTGGAGATCAGTATTACCTAAACCACGAACAAACTCTTATGTCTCAGAAAGAAATGGAGGCAATGATGCACTTAACATCGTTGTTATTGATTCTGATGGCACTGTTACAGGAAACACAGGAGCGATACTAGAAAAATTTGGTAATTTATCAAAGGCAAAAGACGCCGATGGATCTCCTGCAAAAGACATTTACTATAAAAATGTGATTGCAAATGAGTCTGAGTACATATTTGCCGGTCTATCTCCTGTCCATGATGCAGATGATTTTCATAATACCGCACCATTAGCAAGTGCGTTCGGTAGTGGAGTTACACCTCGCACAACAGGAGAAGGTGCTTGGGGACAAGATTCCAAAGATGTCTTTTTCAATTTCATAGGTAATAAAAATTACACATTGAAAGGTGGTAAAGATTACGGAGGACACATTGGAGTATACGACGCTGATCTAGGTGATGTACTTAATGCTTACGATAAATTGTCAGACAAGGTAAATTCTGATATCAGATTCCTACTGCAAGGTGGTGCATCTAAATCAATATCGGAAGAGCAAGCAAAAGCACAAAAACTCATATCAATCTGCGAAGCAAGAAAGGATTGTGTTGCTTTTATATCACCTAACCGCGATTCACTTGTAAATGTTGCTAATGCAGGATCTCAACTACAGAACGTTTTATCATTCTTTGCACCATTAGCATCATCATCATATGCTGTATTCGATAGTGGATATCAATACTTCTATGATAGGTTCAACAAGAAGTTCAATTACATGCCACTTTCAAGTGACATCGCAGGACTTTGTGTTAGAACAGATGTCAATCAATTCCCATGGTTTTCACCCGCAGGAACAGCAAGAGGTTCACTTGCACATGCAGTGAAACTAGCATACAATCCCGGTCAGGCAGACAGAGATCAGTTGTATTCAGATAGAATCAACCCAGTTGTCTCATTACCCGGATCTGGAATCACTCTCTTTGGTGACAAGACTGCACTTGCATTTAGTAGTGCATTCGACCGCATCAACGTCAGAAGATTATTCATCACAGTAGAGAAAGCGATTGAGGCAGCAGCAAATGCTCAACTCTTTGAACTCAATGATGCAGGCACAAGATCAAACTTTGTCAATATTGTTGAACCATTCCTAAGAGATGTTCAATCTAAACGAGGAGTCACAGACTTCTTACTCGTGTGTGATGAAACAAACAACACACCAGATGTTATTGACCGCAACGAGTTTGTGGCAGACATATTCCTGAAGCCGTCAAGGTCGATCAACTTCATAGGACTAACATTCATTGCAACAAGAACTGGAGTTTCCTTCAGTGAAGTTGTAGGCACAGTTTAGGAGGTATAACAAATGGATCAGAACATTTTTTCAGTACCTAACAACGCTAGAACAATTGATGATTTCAAGGCAAGATTGATTCAAGGTGGTGCACGTCCCAACCTCTTTGAGGTTGAGATGGCATTCCCTACAGAGGATATCTTTCCTGAGTTAGGTGACACAACATTCAGAATGATGATAAAGGGAGCACAACTTCCAGCATCAAATATCGCAGAAGTTATCGTTCCTTTTAGGGGAAGACAACTCAAGGTCGCAGCAGACAGAAGATTTGACCCATGGACAATCACGGTTATCAATGATGGTGATTTCAAACTTCGCGAAGCATTCGAGAAGTGGGCAAACTTCATAACTAAAGTATCTGACGGATCAGGAACTATCAACCCTAATGACTATCAAGTCAATTGGATTGTAAACCAACTTGGAAGAGCGAAGTTTACAGAAGGTAGAGCACTTGATAGTGGTTCAAAACTTCCAGTTCTTAGAAGATATTACATGCAAGGTTGTTGGCCAAGTCAGGTCTCACCAATTGAACTCAACTATGATACAGAAGGTATCGAAGAGTTCCAAGTTACACTTCAAGTTCAATACTGGGAAGCGTATAAGGGTACTGATGGACAAGGTGCTCCATCTGTGGTATAATAAATAGGATTACTATAAGTCTAATATAATAATGGCAAAACTTTTTGGATTCTCAATAGACGATGAAGAAAAGAAGTCGAAAGGTGTAGTCAGTCCCGTCCCCCCAAACAATGAGGATGGTGCTGACTATTATCTTAGTTCGGGATTTTACGGTCAGTATGTAGATATTGAAGGTGTATTCAGAACAGAATTCGACATCATTAGAAAATATCGTAACATGGCATTACATCCAGAGTGTGATACTGCTGTGGAACATGTTGTCAATGAAGCGATTGTTGCTGATTTGAATGACAGTCCTGTAGAAATAGACTTAGATAACCTAAATGCAAGTGCAAGTCTAAAGAATGTAATAAGAGATGAGTTCAAATATATCAAAGATCTAATAGGATTTGATAAGAAAGCACATGAGATATTCAGAAATTGGTACGTGGATGGTAGACTATACTATCACAAGGTAATTGACCTTCAAAAACCAGAATTAGGACTAGAAGAGATAAGATATATTGATCCGTTGAAGATCAAGTTGATGAGAATTAGACCAAAGGATCAAGATAAAAGATATGAAGTCAAACCATCAGGATCTGTGGGTGAATCTGTCACTGAAGATACTAAGGTTATAGAATTCTACACATACTACCCACAGGGAACTGCACAGAAGTATGGTAGTATAGCAGGAAAAGGTGTAAAGATTGCGAAAGATGCAATTACATATTGCTCTTCTGGTCTAGTAGATAGAAACAAACATATTGGATTATCATACTTACATAAGTCAATCAAGGCACTCAATCAATTACGTATGATTGAGGACTCTCTTGTTATCTACAGACTATCGAGAGCACCAGAAAGAAGAATATTTTACATTGATGTCGGTAACTTACCAAAAGTAAAAGCAGAACAATACTTGCGTGATGTAATGAGTCGTTACAGAAACAAACTTGTATATGATGCAAACACTGGAGAGATTAAGGATGACAAGAAATTTATGTCTATGCTCGAAGATTTCTGGTTACCAAGAAGAGAAGGTGGTCGTGGAACAGAGATCACAACACTTCCCGGTGGACAGAACTTAGGAGAACTTACAGACGTAGAATATTTTCAGAAAAAACTATATCGTTCACTCAATGTACCTGAGTCTAGAATAGGGGCAGATGGTGGATTCAATTTAGGCAGATCATCAGAAATTTTGCGTGACGAACTTATGTTCAGTAAGTTTGTTGGTCGCTTGAGAAAGAGATTTAGTGGTGTATTTTTAGATCTTCTCAAGACACAACTAATCCTCAAGAACATAGTGACACCGCAGGATTGGAATAAGATGGCAGAACATATTCAGTTCGATTATATTTATGACAATCATTTTGCAGAACTCAAAGAAACTGAGTTGATGAATGAGAGACTCAATCTCATGACTCAGATCGAACCATACATCGGAACTTACTACTCTCGTGACTTTGTGAAGCGTAAAATTTTACGTCAAACAGATCAAGAAATTCTTGAAATGGATAAGGAGATGGAAGAGGAGAATGCAACAGGTGTTGGTGTACCTTTAGAGACGCAACAAATGATAGCACAAGGTCAAATGGAAGTTGACAGAGCGACAACCAACCTTGGAAAGAATGGAAAAGACCCAGATACAAAGGGTGACAGCACGGAACCACCCGGCATTGATATAAAGAAAGCTAAAATATAAGTATAAATAGATATACTATATAAAAATTCAACATGGAATCAGCAGAATTAGTTGATATGATGATCGATGGTGCTTCACCATCTGAGATGCAAGACGCTGTGAAAGATCTCTTAATTTTGAAAGCAGCAGATAAAGTTGATGAAATGAGACCACAGGTTGCTAATTCTTTATTCGGTGCACCAGAAGAGGAAGCACCAGAGACTGAATCTGAACTTGAAACTGAAACTGAAACTGAAACAGAAACACAAGAAGTAGAATGACTCAACCATTAAGACAGGTGACAGACCTCGGTATCTTGAGTAGTAATAACTCTACAGCAGTTACTGGTAATTCATTTATTGTGAAGACAGGACTATTACACGCCTCTGTTACTGTTGCAAAAGCCGGAGGATTGATTGGGGTATGTAATACAACAACATCATCAGTTGGCGTATCTTCAATTCATGTAAACAAAGAACAACCAGAGATACTCAGGTACGCACATCCTGCTAATTCAACTATAATCGGCATCACAACAGGTACATCATCAATACTACAGGTCGAAAGTAGAGACACAAAAATTGTAAAAGGCGATTACGTAACACTTACTGGATCTGCAGTTGGTGGATACAACACTGCCATCAAGCACGTCGAAGTTACAAAAGTCGTAGGATCGCAAAGATACAATGATTATATCACTACAATTACAGTCAGTGCAAACACAGCATCATTAGCAGACTTCACTGGAACTGCAACTTTATTCAAATCAGTTATTCCTATATTGAAACCCTCTTCTGAAAGTGGGTGTGAGTTATACATCAACGAGGTGCAACTAGGATGAAACTTATCGCAGAAGAAATTGAATCAGTTGAAATTATAACTGAGGA